TTACGATATGTTCCTGTCACGGTAGAAGAACCGCCTCCCATTAATCCAGACCTTTCGTATGGATACAAGACCCACGCCACCAACTATTATAATTTCAACCTTTAAAGGATTTAAACCCTCCATCCGGATACAGTGTATAATGGAGACCATTCGTCCAGTGTTGTCTCGATTCAAATTGTCCAAGGAGACACACGATGAATTGATGCAACTGACTCCTCATTTTGGATTCAATGGTCTTGGCGAAGTCGTATTTCGTCGTACGTATTCTCGAAACAATGAGACGTGGAATGATGTGGTAGTACGCGTGATTGAGGGCGTCTTGTCTATCCGCAAAGACCATTTTTGTCGAAACACGTTGCATTGGGAGGATAGTGAATGGCAGACCTATGCACACGACATGGCGCTCTCAATGTTTCATATGGAATGGTTGCCTCCCGGTCGAGGTCTTTGGATGATGGGAACCGATTACGCGTACGAACGTGGTTCGGCTGCACTCAACAATTGTGCCGCCATTGACACCCAGGATGATTTGGTGCACTGTGCAGAATGGACGATGGATTTTTTGATGAACGGAGTAGGGGTCGGATTTTCAACGCGATGGAGAGGAGAGGCGACCATGCCGGATAAAGAGGATCCGATGGATTATGTGATTCGAGATTCGAGGGAAGGATGGGTAGAGAGTTTGATTAAATTAATGTGTGCATACATTGACAGTCCAAAATACGGGAAGAACAAGTATCCACGATTCGATTATTCTGCGATTCGAAAAGAAGGAGAACCCATTTGTGGATTTGGCGGAACTTCTTCGGGAAGTAAACCGCTTCAAAAATTGCACGAGCGTGTCGATGAATTTTTGACGGCATTTTGTATCGGAACGTTGAACAAAACCGTAGATACGTATACGGAGGTTGGTACCGAATGGGTGAAAGGAAGTACCACCGTATCCAAAGAATATAACCATACACGGTTGATTGCCGACATTTTCAACTCCATTGGAGCTTGTGTGGTCGCTGGAAACGTGCGACGTTCTGCGGAGATTTGTCTGGGGGACATTGAAGACCCTACCTTCATCGATTTGAAGAATTATGAGGTCCATCCAGAGAGACAGGAGATTGGATGGATGAGCAACAATTCTGTCATGTTTTCCGACAAACCCTATGAAGTCTATCTTCCAGAAATGGCCAAGCGAATCGTACAAAACGGAGAGCCTGGGATGATCAATCTGACCAACATTCAATCCTATGCTCGATTTGGCGACCCTCGTCCGGACGAGGCGTGTTTGGTCAATCCGTGTGGCGAAATTCCTCTATGTTCTGCTGAAATGTGTAATTTGGCGGAAACGTTTCCTCCACGATGTAAAAATTCGACCCGATTTTACAAGGCGCTTGAATATGCGACGTTTTACGCAAGTACCGTCTCCATATTGCCGACCCATCGCCCAGAAACAAATGCCATCATTGCCAAGAACCGACGCATTGGTGTAAGTATTTCCGGCATTGCTCAATGGGAAAGCAACCAATCTCTCGTCGAATCTGAATGGGGCCTGATGAATTACGCAAAAATGACGCATTACCTGGAAGAAGGATACAAGGTCGTGGTGGCTGAGAATGCTCGGTTGGCTAAATCCGCAGGTGTACCCGCAGCCATCCGTGTCACGACCATCAAACCCTCTGGAAGTATTTCGTTGTTGGCGGGCTGTACCCCAGGCGTGCATTATCCAGTCAGTCGGTTTGCCATTCGACGCATCCGGATTAGCAAGGATTCTTCGTTGGTTCCTGCACTCATTGAAGCCGGTGTTTCCTACGAGGACGATTCCTATTCTGAAAATACGTACGTGTTTTCATTTGCCATTGACCACGGCAACGTACGATCGAGTACGGACGTGAGTCCCTGGGAACAATTTGCGGTGGTGGCTATGCTCCAACGATGCTATTCGGACAATTGTGTATCGGCCACCATTTATTTTGACAAGGAAAAAGATGCACCAGACGTGGAAAAAATGTTGGCAATGTACACCCCCATCTTGAAATCAGTCAGTATGCTTCCTCATTCAGGCCATGGATACAAACAGGCACCTTATGAGCCTATTACTGAACATCAATACATTCAATTACGCGATTCTTACAATGCACCCGATTTCAACACCGTCAAAGACAACGTACCTAGAGGGAGTGAATACTGTTCGGGTGACCAATGCGATGCCTGAACAAAATTGAACTTCGTTTAGAATATGGACGATATCATTTAAACTATGGAGTTTGATTGGCAAGAACCAACCCGGAACTATTCCTCAACCCCTGAAATTACCGTCTGTACTCATAAGCATTCGCACCACGCAGGCGAATATCATACCTATAAATCCATCTTGTGGATTCAAGGGAAAGAATGTGGATCGTTTATCTTAGGCGCTATTGGTGGATTCCGTTCCGGACATACCATGTCGATGGAGATTTCCATTGAGGAGGAACATCAAAAAAAAGGATACAGTACAATTTTGATACGAACGTTGTGTCAGTTCATCTCTACTATGGTACCAAATTGTGAAAGTCAATTGCTCTTTATTGATACGGACGCAAGCAGTGGATTTTGGGACCACATTGGAATGAAACACAATCGATACTATGAACGATTCACCGCCGACCGCGAAGGTGGAGGCTATGAAAAATTCATCACGTTTGAAGCCTTATGCAAAGTTTGAATACTGCGATTTTTTTAAATAGCATTTAAAAAGATCACGTATATAATATAGATGAAATTCGTAAACTATTTTTTAAGATGGATACCTAAAGAAATACCCAAACCGGTGGGTCGATGGAGAATAGAAGAATGTCATAAACAAATGAACCAAAAAATAGATTTATCCAACGAAGACCATTGTGGTCCGTGTGGACAATATGCCCTCGAAAAACATTTGAAAAATCCTTAACGAATCATCTTCACGTATCGTTTCGAGCGATTGTAGAACCGCGAATCCTTATACTTCTGAATCACCTTGTGGTCTGAATAGAGTTTGGTGGGTTTGGGCATTGTGAACGCATACGTGTTGACCTCCGTCCACATAATACGCAGACAAGTTTCATCCTTGGATAGTTTAAACGCAAAGGTTTGACCCTCCTTGCTCATCGTGAAGGAAGTGAATCCCGAATAGAGCTTGCGTTCAAGAATGTTCCATTCAAGGGTATGTTTGGGAACATAGTAACGAATGTAACTGAAATCGTAGATTGTGGGCTCGTATCGACGACAGTAGGGACACTGCAAGGGGTTATTATGTCCTTGCAGCAGAAAGCGGTTGACAAGGGTTACCGTGGTTCCTTTCTTTGAGTACTTTACCGTGTAATCCAGGGGTACTTCGTCTTGGACACATTGGAACTCTGAGTCTAGAATGACGTCATATTCACTCAAAGTATCTTCACTCAAAGTATCTTCACTCAAAGTATCTTCACTCAAAGTATCTTCACTCAAAGTATTTGTTTTCTGAATCCTTGCCGCACACTCAATGCAAATCGAGTGCGAGCAAGCCATAATATGAGTGTTCCATGACGTCATTTCTTCAAAGCAAACCATACATTCCATTTTGGGTTTGATACATTGTATATACATCTTTCATTTCAATTTGTTACCTAATCGGTTGATTATGTGATACTTTTATAAAAAAAAGATGCGGACAAGACGGTACCTACTACCATTAAAATAGCTGCAATGGTTAGTTTTCGCCATATTTCAGATCCAAACTGCATAGTACACGTACGAAGTTAACTTTAAATTGTTTAAGGTTCGTACAGGCCTTCATATTCTTCATCGCATTCGTATTTGGTTTCTTCGTCATCGAATGTTTCGGTAACCATTGGGTAAAACCAGTAGAAGAGCTTGGATAGAATGAACATTTTATGCGTATGAGTTCCGACAAAAAAATGTTCAATTTTATAGTAGATACAATTGTTCCAGATAAGATTCGATGTATTCTGCTGCAGCTGATAAATCAGATAATTCTTCCATTTCTCTCATCGAAACTCTATGGAGATGTTTGCGCTCCATTTCATGTTCTGAACAGTACGATTCTCTCTCACAAAACGGACAGACAGGAACTTCGGGTTTACAGAATAGAAAACACATTTTTGGTTTACAATAACATAGCCAATAAAGTTATTTCAATTTATTACTCGAGACTCTATTAAAATTGAATCAGACTATGCATTTTATAATTTCTATAAAATGCAAGAGTTTCTCATACTCGTTATTGTGGTTGCAGTGGCCGTGACGATTCTCTTGATAAATGGAATCTATTATATGTATCACGCAATTCGACTAAATCGCGTTCGAGTCATTTAACGTCTTGTAATGAATGTAATCTTCATACTTCGGCTCCACTTGCTTGATTCAATAAGACACACGCTTTCCATTTTTGATGGTTAATCGATTTGATTATAGCGTCTCATTTTTTCAATTTTCTGACGTACTTTTTAAAAGTAGAACGTTTTCGTTTACCCCCCCTTTCGTTAATATTCATTGAATATCTACCCCTAAAACTTGGATGTGGATTAAGATTAATAAAATTATCACTCGGGTAACCAAGACATTCTACTTGTTCTGTTGTTTCATCATCATACGTTATTTCATATACTATTCTAGATACTCTTCCAGGTTTACTATTATAAGTTACACGGTTTCCTACTTTCGGTGGATCTTCCCAGCACTTAACATTATCTGCCATACTATTACAATATAAAAAAATCCGATGCTATTCAAATTAAAAAAATAAAAGATTTGTTCTTTTATTTTTTTGAACCCAAAGGAAGTTTCCAAGAAGTTTATTTAACAATGACGGTAAATAACCACGATTGATAAAATCATCAGTATTAGCTATCCGAGAAATTATTTCGTATATGGGTAATGAACGTGATACTCCTCATACTTGCTCGGCTCCACTTGCTTGATTCGATAAGACACAATCACACGCTTTCCATTTTTGATGGGCTCTGCTTTATTATATAAACCACCATTGAACATGACTATCTTTTTCATCTCTGGTGTTTCGGAGCGAACTTTTATTTTGTCAATCAGTTTTTTATTCAATGAATAAAATCCGATTTCACCTCCATCACAATCCATGTCTAAACAAACAATGAGGGTAAATACAGGACGCACTATACCACGACGATCGATAAAATCATCTTTATGAATTACAAAATCAGTATCCACTAGATGTTCTTTTGCATTCGCATACTCTATTTCTACACTGATATCGGAAGACACTAAAGGTTCTTTCACTTCAAGACCATTGTCCGCCAATAATTTCGAAATCAGGGGAAGAATAGATGAAAGACCTTTATTTACAATCAGGTCAGAGGATGTAATCAACGGAGATTTTGCGACAACATATTTTCTCATCCAACCAATGATTTCTTTTTTTTTCGAGAGTTTTTCCATCAATTGTCTTTTCAATTCTTCCGAAAAGACGATGATAGGGTCTTCAACGGGCAATTCTAGTACAATAGGGGCTTCCATTCCATGATACTTTCCTCCACCTTTTCGACGTTTGCTACGTCTATTTTTACGGGTCAACATACTATTTATAGAGATTAATAAGAACGTATCGCCATAATGGCCGTATAGGCACCATTGTTGGATCCTCCAAAACTGTAATCGTTGTAATTCTTCTGTTTCTGATGTAATTTCTTGTAACGAGTATAGACCGAACTGTCATACACGTAATGTTGATTTCCCGATGCTCCGTCTCCCGAATGTACATTGTCCGTGACACTCAATGACCATCGTGAAGCACCGGCCGTTCCTACCGAACCCTTAATTTGATTGGACCCACCGGGTTTACGTTGACGCATCAGTAAATCCCCTGCATTCATCGCCACTCGAAATGGCGTTTGAGGCCATGACCTGGAAAACACGGGGACGCCTTGGAACACGGATGAGTTGGGAAAGACAGTTCGTATTATGGTACGGTCGAGTGGTATTTGACTGGCTTCTCCTAAAGGAGCCACGTTGGAGTTCCCCTGTTGAGTCGTGTTGGTTACTTTAGGTGAAATGCCCGAAAATCCTTTCATATATAGTATCCTTATTTTTTAAATTCAGACCATGCTATTTTTTTGGGGTCTACTCTGGGTACCGAAGGATACAACTCATCCGTGCGTTTCGATTCGGCCAATTTCCCATCAATGTAGATTTCTTTCAAGTACGTTCCTACTAAAAAACTTCCTTCGTGTTGGTCCAGCTCGTTGTTCTCAATTCGACCCAATACATCAATGAGTTTATCTAATATTTTGAGGTCCATGGATTCCTTTAGGATTAAGTTGTACAACTCCATATAATGGAAAAAAAGAAATCGACATTTTTGCACAGAGATTTTCTCAAACGATTCTTTGTCCGTTCGCAACAATTCTGCATACTCTTGTTTGAGTTGAATCAATGCAATAATGTCCTCGCGTATTTTGGCACTGTGTTTTAATTCGCGTATCTGTTCGGTCTTGTCTACCACGTTGTTTTTCTCAATCATTTGGCGTAATTGAACCTTGTCGTTGTCACTAAACATTATCGTTTCCAGCCATTATTTTTTTATACTTTGAACGTATGTTTGAAGCAAAACTAACGGGCATTACTACCGCGGATCAAGTTAACTTTTTGCGCAATAGTCGTAATGCACAAAACGATTTAGCCAAGCGTGGAGGTGCGGTTACCGTACCCCAATTTGGGAGTTCGGGACCATCTGCGGGTCCTAATGCAAATGCAGCCATTCAAGGTTTGGCAGGAAAACAATTGCAGGCAAATGCACAGGGAGGATACAATCATTGTGTAGGGCAAGCAGCGGGTACGTGTGGAAATGCAAATACAGGGGGTACACGAAAACGTAAGAAACGTTCACGGCGTTCACGAAAGAAAAAGGTAAAAAAGCAGCAAAAGTAACATAAAGTACATGAACGGATTGTAGGTTTGGGGATCCACGTCAATAAAGGTCATGATGCTGGTAAATACAACGACCAGGATCATCGCATATAAAATGGAGAGTGCAACCTTGTTCACGTAATCCATATGCTTTGTAAGATATTCTTTTGACGGAAATCATTTTATAAAACAATTTGCACATAATTTAAAAAAATGAATTAGAATGTATGCTTCTCGAATGAGAAAGCCCACAATGTTGGCACAATTTCCTGGACGTGTTCCTTTTATCCATAGTTTATTGGGATGTATCCAATCCTATTTCACCGAACCCGATTGGGTGGATGTGAAACATGAAAAAATGAACAGGGATATCGATTGTGTATCAGACATTTCTGATTGGGGTCTCTATGATGCTGAATCAGATACATGGACTGAATTAGATTAGATCGTACTTTATTTTTTACAAATAGACTCACTCAACCGTTCGAGTCGAGAATTTAAAATAAACTCGGTTACCTTCTGAGCATCTCTTTCATCTTCATAATATTTGTTTAGACTCGTCATCAATTGTTTTTTGTTAATGGGTTGTTTCGTCTTTTTGGTTTGGCGAACCAACTTGCTTTCATTGTTCAAATCAAACTCGTCGATTTTCTGGTCCTTCATAATCGTCAACAATCCCTCCGACAAGGCCTTTTTGGCTTGATTGAGAGACCGCATTCGTTGACGCAGTTCTGCCATCTCCTCGTCTAACTTGACCCAATCCTTGATATTTTGTTTCAAACGTTCCATTATATACTCAAAAAATTATAATTTAAATCCTTTTGGTTTATTTGTTTTCAATGTGTCGAACATCCCATTCGCCTACAACGCTCGTGCGCGAGAACTCAATCTGCACCATTTTCGCGCCCCACATCGCTATCAAATTCAAAAACGAGTTGCCATCTATTCTTGTCCAATGTTTGAAGATTTGGGAAATCTTAAGCAAATACTTAGAGAGAAAAAATTTGACGGGAACTTACGATTGTTAGGCGACCAGGGTTCGGAGTTCGTCAAAGAGAACCGCCTCGTGAATCCGGGTGCGTCGCATTTCTTGGTAGGCGCGGTCGATGTTGTTGTCTTCTGCATTGAGTTTTTCAAAAGATTCCTTAGTGTTGACCTTTTCGTAGTGGGCAGAGATGTAGGCTTGTAGGCATCCTCCAACCCGGTCCGCGTCTGGTCCGGTGAGTTTTGCTTGGAGGTCAGGCCATGTCCCGTTCATCTCGACAAACACGTCGTATTCAGTCGCGAAATCCATTGTTTATTCTCTATGGCAGAGGGCTAAAGTGTTTTGAGCAAACTGAGTTCCAACCGATTCAATTAACAAAAAACTTATCTCCCGTCTTACTCCAGGAAAATGGCGGCCACCTCGTCGAAGTCTTCGAAGTACAGTACGCCCGCGTTTCTCTCCTCGTCTTCCGGAAGGTCGTCTTGGTACTCCGCCTCACCAGCTTCGTACTCGGCCATGATTCCGTCGCGTTCCTCGGCGGTTGTCGCGGCCCACCATTGCTCAAGTTTCTCAGCGGGAAGCAGGTGATGGCGGTTGGTTTGGCGGACGAGCGGTGAAGGCGGAGGAATATGAACATGAGCGAGCATTGCACGGTAGTCGTCGTCTTGGTCAGGTCCAACCGCGAACAAGCGCCCCAGCAGGCACTCGCGGTAGACAGCGTCGAAAGCTCGGATGCGTGATTCCATTGTTCTCTATGGAGGTCTAAAGTGTGGTAGTTTGGCAAACCACTTCAATTTTATAGAAATCTTTGAACAAACCGATACAAGGGTTAGGAGCAAAAAAAACACCTACAAAACAATACGACCTATTCAAGACAAACTTGATTTCTTGTCCATTTTATATTTTGCATTTTTATACCTTGTAGAGTATGGCACTTACTTCAAACGATTTTCTACAAATGTCCCCCCTTTTCATCGCCGTATTCATGTTGATGACCTCTATGTTCAATGGTGACGTCAAAGGGTTTGTATGGCTCGGGTGTGTGATTGTGGGAATCGTCCTCATAATCTTCTTAGGTAATACCAAATTATTTAAATCGGAAATCAACGATTGTCAAAAAGCACCGGCAATCATTGACCTTTTTTCCAATTATCCAAATCTTTCCGTCTCCACTTTTTTCATTGTATTCACCTTAACGTATTTGATTTTACCAATGTATCAAAACAAGGATTGGAACTACTACGTCATTGTTGGGTTTTTAGCAATGTTGGTGACGGATACCTTATTCAAACTGAGAAATTGTACGAAACCGATTGGCATTTTCTCAGGATTCACCTTAGGTGCTTTCCTTAGTTGGATCTCTTATCTCATTATCCAAACAGCAGGTGGAGACAAATTATTGTATTATAACACCATATCAAGCAATAACATTTACTGTTCTCGACCCAAAAAACAACAATTCAAATGTTACGTCTATAAAAACGGCGAAATCATCTCCACTTTGTAAAAAATAACCGCCTTATGTATATGTATGCAAAATTACGCGAAACCACGACCTCTAAAATAAATGCAATCGTAAATACATTGGAACAATTTACCTTTAAAATGCACGCCGCACACGCCAAAAAGACCATTTTACTTCATCAAATTTATCCATCGTATTTTTTGGCAGTAGAACAACCCGACCAAAAGGGACTCCTCATCAATCACTATATGGGTACCGGAAAAACAACCACTGGGATTCAGTTCATGTATACTTTTTATCAAAAAAAGAAGATCATTGTATTGCCTAGCTACATTAAAGCGGTGTGGGAAAAGGAGATTCAAGGATACGGATTTGACCGAAAGATGGAGGAACACGGACTGGGCGAATACACGTTTATCTTTTACGAAGACGTATTGGATTATTTTCAAAAAAACAAGGATATCCATGACACCATCCTTATTATGGATGAAGGACACCATATCGTTGAATTGATAAAACAAAAGTACACCTCTGCAGAAGTCATTACGGTCTTATCTGGATTGAGAAAAATGGATAAAATAATGTTAATGACAGGTACTCCCTTTAGTATGGATGAATTTGATATTACGTATCTCATCAATATTGTAGCAGGTACAACGCTTCTCCCTTATTCGAAAACGGAATTTCGAAAACAGTTCTTTTACACCAATAAACTATCTGCATTTTTTAGTGGTTATTTCAGTCCGGTCTTTACGTCCAAACTTCCCTTGTATACGGGATTCGCCTTTTTTGCAGTATATATGTGGGATTTTGTCAAATATTCAACCACCATGACCTCGAACATGATTCCACTTCAATACGATAGAGCCTATCAGAATTGGAAATACCGGAAAGAAACGTATGTGTATGGTACGACAAAGGAAGAGGACGACTATTATGCGCGTTATGAGGGTCAGAAATTCAGTACGGTTGCCCCCAGTGTGTATACCATGACGACAGTTGCAGCCTATTTAGCCTTGTTCAATATGTCGATTGTAACCACGGCAGCCGTTCCCACCCTAATGATGCCCTTAATTCCGGTATTTCTTGCTATTTTCTTGTCTGTCTATTGTTACATCAACCGATTGTCTGAATTGGAAAATATTAAACTATTGAACCTCACAAAATTAAGTAAGGTGATTTCTAAATACATTAGTTATTATGAAGTGCCGAGTGACACCAGTGGGTATATCAATCATTTGATCACCTATACATCCAACGGATTTAGAAATCAACACAATTCATGCTATTCCTTGACCCAGTCCAAGATAAGTAACAAAACGTTGTGTTGTCCCTTTTATAAAAAGAGAGTAGCCAATGGAAGCTTCATGTTTCCAGAAATCAAAATCACACAATCCTTCATTACGTATAATCCTGAACAATGCATGCTCTTTCTGAGAATGACCTATAATATGTTAAGTCATGATGATGCCTATGACTTGAAACTCACCTCTTTGCCCAAACTGGATAAAAGCATCGATCCGGATATGTATGAATTGGATAAATCGTTGTCGACCCATGTAAAAGATTTATCCGTGTTCAAAGACAAGGGCCGAATCATTGGTAACATTGGACCGATCCCTCCCAAATTTGAGGCCATATATCAGACGATTGGAGAAGAACCGGTCGTGGTGTATTCCAATTTTTACGAAGAAGGTCTTTTGTTATTTGAAAAGTTTTTGAGTCAAAGGACTAAAACCTATGCCCTTATTGAACCCTCCATGTCGCAAACGTCCATCGACCACATCTTACAACGATTCAAGACAACCAAACAATCCAAAGATAGAATCCAAATCATTTTAGTTCATCCTTTATTTACGGAAGGGATCAGTATCTTTGAATGCCGACAATTGCATATCCTTGAACCTATGCTAAATTATGCCCATTATGAACAATTGGTTGCACGTGTCGTCCGGTATAAGTCTCATTCCATGTTACCTCCTGAAAAGCGACAAGTGAAGGTATACGTATGGATTACGACCGTCACGGATATCATTACCCGAATATTATACAACAAACTTGGAACAGAGTACAACGAGACGTCTACGCTACACAAAGGTACAAATTTGACATTGAGTCATTTTTCAAGAAAGGTGAAATCCTACATTCAGCATTCACCAGAAACAATCTATTGGAGCCGTCTCACTCAATACAACCAAGACATTACCCCAGATACGTTGGTCTTCAATGACCTGTTAAAACTGAAAAAGACGATTAAAACCTTTCAAGAAAAAATAAAAGAATTGTCCATCGAATCTTGTCACAATCAAGCACTCTGTAAACTGATGAAAGTCTCTCTCAAACAAATTCAAAAAACACGAAAGAAAAAAAATACATATACAGAAGAACCCTACGACAACCAAATTCCTCACGTGAAGTGCAAGTAATTACGTTCGATTTCCATACCATACATTTGCAGGACTACATTTCCCAGCATAACACGGTAAGGCTGTTTTATTTTTAACGAAAAACAACGTGTCTGTCGTATAGGCAAAACGTACATTGTACGTACGATTGAACGAGGCATTGTTTCCCGTAATGGCATTGTATTTGACGCGGTCTACGTAAGCACTACTTTGTACACTTCCTTCCGTGGAAAATCCAGGATTGTTTGGTTTGTAAATGGTTCGTTTGCACGCAGGTACATCCACGACGGCATTTTCTTCAAAGCAACTACTATCCGGTAATTCATTGTCGGGTTGCAAGGTATAATCGACCCCTGGAAGGGTATGAAACACCATTTTTTCCGAGTAAGTATTTCCTCGTTTTTTCAAGTAAGCGGAATAAGTGGAATAATAGGTGGGGGACAGATTGGTTGTTGCGGTACGTATAATGAATGGACAGCAATCGGTCTTGTTCTGTCCATTGTCCATTTTTCCAAGTCGTTTGAACGTGGTTCCCACAATCTGAGAGGTAGAACATTGACAACTCGATGGAAAGGATTTGTTTGTATTCAGTGAATTGGATACGCCTTGTTTACGGTAAATATGCATAGGGCGAGCACTTGGATACGATAAGCCGTATAAATTCGGAATGAAATTTTTTGTCATGATAGGAACATTGGTGACTTGGTTTTTACTTTTTTGAATCATTGTTTTAAAGCGATATTTTAAATCTATTCAGGTATCATGTACCTTCTCATTGCATTCTTGGCCGCATTCATTGTTTACCACTTATTGCGCAAACCTAAGGAATCTTACGAAAATTATGACGAAACGACCTGCTTGCAATTGGCTAAAAAAAATCAAGAAAACATAGACTCGCTTAAGAAAGAGGTGGATGATTTACTTGCGCTTCAATCCAAAGTTCAATCCATACAATCTTCTACCGATACCAATACGAAACAATTAAGCTCACTCGTGGACCAGGTTTACAAAACTCCTGCGACCTAATATATTTTATAACAACTTAAATAAATTTGAAATATAGATTATGTGGAAGTGATATCCACATAATGCGGTGTGGCGCAGTGGTTAGCGTGACAGGCTCATAACCTGGAGGTCATAGGTTCGATCCCTATCACCGCATATCGTGGCATAGCGCAGAGGTCAGCGTGCCAGGCTCATAGCCTGGAGGTCATAGGTTCGAATCCTATTGTCACGTAAAAAAGTAACTTCATTATTCAAGGTCGAGTTGAATGGCGTTGTAAATGCGAACATCATTTCGGAGGGAATCTTGATCCAATTCGGTTTTGCAAATGGTACATCGGAGAATAGACGTATGATGTTTCCTCAAACACCCCATACAGATGTGAGCGCATTTACATTCAAAGGTCGAATGGTCCCCTTCAATGGTGTCTTGGCACACCACACATACTCCATCGTAAGGTTCATTACTGATACGAATCGTCTCATACTTGTAGTTGACCTCCCATCCTTTTTCTTTCATCTTGAGAATGCGTCTTGAGGAACAATGTGAAGTACACGTGGCCTTTTTCAAGCGAATTTTTTCAAACAGGGTTGCATAGATGATGGAATTTCGCAAAGACGTAGGCATCCCATAAATATCGTTCAAACTTCCAACACAATCTAATTGGATCGAATGGATCATCATATCTTGCCTCGTCCACCATAATGCATTGACATCCATATCGTAATTCTTGAATGGGCATATGAGCTCCTCACCCTCCAGTTGGACAACCATATCCAATTGGAGGACAAGGGGGGTGTCATGTAAGTCTACAATGGAATATCGGTGGAAACGATAATGTCCGGATGGCATATCTAATCCAGACATGTAATGTGCATCCACATCTAAGGTAACCCGAACATGATAATGACGTTGGATTTTTTTTATCAATCGCTCGCTGTCTCGAGCCAACATAACGCAATCGACATCGTTGGGGATGACAAATCGTCCGGGAAACTCGGTAATCTCCACGTCATTGTACTGTTCTATGTCGTACTTTTGGCAAAACTTACGTGCATCGTAATCGTGAATGTACGAATCGCGTGCGGCACCTCCAAAGATTGCACCGTTGTAGTCGTGGCACATCGATACAATCCGTTTGACCATCTTCCATTTTTCTGCCATGTTTCAGTTTACCCAGGAATGTTATGCTTTACGTTTCGATTTTATTTAAAACTCACTCCACGATTTGTAGTTGAAGGGGGAGATGGTTAAATTCTGTTGCCAATACGCGACTTTTTGTTCTACTTTGGCGGGTTCCACCGCTTCTGGATCAACGCCGTCGGGTTTCTTTCCAAAACAATTGACGCCCAATCTTTGATTGGCGCGAATGTTGTATCCACCATTGATGCCTGGAATCCCACATTGTTCTTTGTGGTCCGTCTCTTGGTATTTTTCCCAGGACGATTTCTGGGTAGGATACAAGACCATTTGGTCTTCTGACCATCCATATTCACACCATTCACCGCCCTTGTGGTACGCATCTTTCACATGGTCGAGTGTAGCTAATTTTGCACCATAGGATTTGCATATGGCCCTCGACATATTGTAGTCGAATTGTCCCTTGACATGATACGTTTGAGAACTTCCCGTTTCTTTTTCCGTGGATTCAACAATGTCTACGTTGACTTTGGGGGCATTGAATAGGTCGTTCAAGGTAGCGGTCAACTGGATCCCAAAGAAATAGTTTACGCCCAACAATACAATGATGCATATAAAAAACACTAACATTAGATACTCCAATGCACTATAACTGTTGGACGTTAAAATCACGCCTAACAATATCACAAGCGTTGGAGCGACAATGATTAAAGGGTTCATAGTATTTATGCAGCTTTTTTTCTGTAAAATAAACAATACGCGTGTGGCGTAGACGGATGATGGACGCGTCTACATTGCGCATCGCTATACTCGTACCATACATCCGTAAATACGGTCGCCGTATAATGACCACCCTCGGTACCCCCATAATGATTACACACACATTTCAACTCATAGTCCTTATACTGTAGTGGAATGTCTACCGTGGTATTGTTCTTTTGGTTGGAATTGGTAAATCGTTTCAGGACAATACATAAGAGTGGAGGAAGTGTTTCAAATTCATACCATTTAGAAACGATCTTCCCTTCGGACTCTACTTCTTCTTTGTGTAAATAAGCACTCATACATTCGTCTAACGTGGGACGTACGGGAAGCAACAGCGTACAAAACGGTTCTTCGAGATGCATTGTACCTACATAGGATATCTTCTTTCCTTGAAATAAGGGACAGTTTAGTTCATCTAAGAGATACAAGAGAAATTCGTGGGCATCCGCCTGTTGACCCCGTTTAAAAGGTAAATGAGTATACACGGTATGTACGAAACGACCTGGTGAAATACACCCAGTTCCCATCATTTTACGCAAGTCGTTGTATTCTTGTATCAATACTTTGGAATGCGTTGTTCCATCCATCCATACGTGAAGTTCAGGTAGTGCGTGTAAACATTGTAGTATAGAGTTGATGAAACACGTATTTCCCAAGTTTTGCAACATGACTAGAACAGTGGATAATTGTTTGTATAGTTTTAAATATAATAGAAGAATAATGAAATACATTCTCCTTGGATGCATCGCGTTTGTCTTGGTCTTGTTTTATATGAATTCGGATACGTTTAATTTGAAATGTATCGTAGCACATCGAGATGGACATAAGTATTGCGTCCGAGATTCAGATCGACTCCAGGAAAGTGCTGAATTGCTTGCAGAGGCCACGCAACGAATGAAAAAGGTCGTCCGTGGAATGCATCAAAAATATCCTCATGACGAACGCGTAACCTTATTGGTGTCACGTTTTAATCCGAACCGAATCGTAGAAACCCTCCCCACGAGTGAATATACCGCGTATAGTGAAGGAAAGGGTGCCAAATTAGCCTTCTGTTTGCGTAAACATAAATACGAGATGCAATTGATTGATATCAATACCTTGATGTTTGTTGCACTTCACGAGTTGACGCATTTGATGACGTCCTCGATTGGACACAAAAAGGAATTCTGGGATAATTTCACCTTTATATTGGAATATGCCACGGAAGAAGGACTCTATAAACCCGTAGATTATGCCAAACATCCAAGCGAATATTGTGGTCTAACCATTGATAGCAATCCATTGTATTAAATCGATTTAAACCGTGACAATGCTTTTCATTCATGTTCTTGTATAAATATGCCCCCAAAACACTCGAGGAATTTGATATGCCCAACAAGGAACATTTAGAAGAGATTACGAATGTCCTGTTACTGGGCGGAGAACGAACCGGTAAAACGACTCTTGCACATTTATTGGTCGATAAATTTTCAAAGGGTGAAAATGTTCTCTACATCAATAGTTTAAAAGAACAAGGTATCCAATACTATCGAAATGAGGTCAAATGTTTCTGTCAGACCACCTCTTTGACCAAAAAAATGGTGGTCATTGACTCTTTGGATGAAATGAGCGAACAAGCTCAACAAATTTTCCTCAATTATGTAGATAAATACGGACATAACATTTCGTTTATTGCCATTGGCACCAATCCACAAAAAATCGTAGAAGGAGTATATTCTAGATTCGTCTTGGTGAAATTACAACCCACACGTAAAGAATATATACAATCCTTGATGGAAAAGGTCATTCGGGCAGAATCCATTGATCTAGAACGGTCCGCCATTCCATACCTCATCTCTCTTTCGAATGGAAACATCGGTACTGCATTGAATTATTTAGAAAAATACAAGATTTTAGGTATTCCGATTACGAAAGCCTACATTGAAAAAACACATACCGATATACACGCACCTCTTTTTCAAACCTATTTGCAGGA